TAACTTCTTCTGTCTTTTGTGCCATCATATTCATATTATACTCTTTCTGTTAGTTTGTTAATAATATATCGGATCAGTTTATCTTTCACCACACTGTAAGGTCTAGTAACCGAGTACTCCGATGATACCGTCTAAGTCGTGCTAGCGTCCACTTAGATACTTGCGTAAACTTCCAACCATTGAGAAGCAATACAAGTGTTGCCTTGCGATCCGTAGGGAACTTGAATCCCTGACCTCCACCGTGACAGGGTGGCGTTCTAACCGACTGAACTAACGGACCTTAGCTGGGGTGACAGGGATCGAACCTGTGACACTTCGATTAACAGTCGAATGCTCTGCCTGCTGAGCTACACCCCATTATAGTATTATTCTACTATACCTCCACCTGCTTTGTCAATCATAGCAAGCAAATCTTCTGGCCCATCAATCATTCTTTTTTGTGCTTCAAATTTTCCAAATTGAATCATTTCTTCAGCAATGGTGAACATGAGGTCCACCATTCCTTGTGCATACCTTTTATTTTTATTATCAACAAGATCTGCTTCATTTTTCATATTCAGACTGGACTGAGTAAAATACTCACATAGTTGAGTTAGAGACACATAAATGTCTTCATCATCATTAATTGTTTTTAATGTTCCGTTTGCTATCATGCCTGTAGTTTACTACAGAATTCTCATGCTGTCAACTCTAAAATCTTCTTCATCATCATCCAGCCCCATGTATTCTCGCAAATTTAATGGTATATCTTTCTTTTCTGGAACTCTAATCTGATTACTTGCTGCAAGTCTAGCATCTGACTCTTCTTTAAGCTGCTGTAATTCATCAGCAAATACACCAGAATAAGTATAGATATCTAACTCACCATTTAGATCACGAGGAGTTAATGCTACAGAGTTGTATATCGCACCGCAAACAGCGTCAGAAAGGTCTTTAGAGCCTTTTCTAGGGTGGTCTACCTTATCCTTAACAATACGCAATTGCAACAATTCATCAATAAGCAATTGTATTTGTGGGCCCAAAACACGCTCTTCTGTAAGACACAAAGACATATCCTCATAGTGTTTTTTTGCAACAGAAAGTAATTCAGTATTTATTCCGTGTGCTTTTAATTGCTGCATCATGTCATGAGAATTCCATCGGTCAAATGTAACCATCTTTAAATTGAATCCCCGCTGTCTTAGACTAATTATGTATTCTTTTACCTCAGTAAAATCTACAGATTTAGATGCAGTCGGGGTCCAAAAACGTACAGCATCAACTATAATTCTAGGTGCTGCTTCCTTGTATTTATCGCCAATCTTCATTGTTACCCAGCCATCAACGTGAGACATTGCAACTGCACAATGGTCATGTTTTTGGGCTAAGTCTACGTGAACAAAGTAAAGCTTATCTGGATCTGGTTGAAAATGATCATCAAATCTACCATACTCATCTACATTTAGCTTTGGATTGCTAAATGCTTTTTCAATTACAGCACGATTTTTAAAGAACGCATCTGTTGCTTCTGGTGGCATACATGCAAAACGCATCAAAGCATCAAGTGGATCTGTATAAAAAGCTTCTGTAAAATCCTCAATTTTTCTCGTTGGATTAATTTCCCATGTTGGACGCTTTAATGCAAATATCCTAGGCAGCTTGTAAGAGATGATGTGGTCTTCTTCCCATTCAATTTCAAATTCATTACCCGTTGTTCCATCTGGAAGATCTGGATCAACCTTAAACTTATGATGTCTTAATACAACTTCTTTTTCAGCTATAGATTCATTATAACGCTGCTGAATATAGTCATTTTTAAAGCGTGGGAAAGAAAGCAATACGAGCTTTCCAAAATCTGGGAAACGAGATGTAATAGATGCTTTATACATCTTATAAATAGATGATGCAGTTTTAGCATTCTGATGACCAGATGTAGATTCTAACTCGAAACCCGAAATTTCATCTAGGATAACAGCAATAACGTTATATCCTTCCCAAGCTTCAGATTCTGAGTGGCCTGAGTGTACAGTAACGCCTTTATCAAACTCTACCATGTTAGCTTTTGCTATGTATTTACCTTGAAACCAAGGAGACTTTTCGATACGCTGATTAAATCCTTTAAAGAATACTCGGTTAGCCTGAACAGCGTTAATAGCAATGTTAATAATATCAATAGCATCTCCTGGAGGTTTGCCATAATACTTTGCTGGATCTTTAAGGCACAAAAGCATATGCACCATGTATGCACAAGCAATGGTAGATGTGTAGTCTTTTCCAGATCCTTTACCCAATTGCAAAATAACTTCATTGCAAGTTTGCTTAAATATCTTTTCGCCTTCTACTTCTCCATAAATTTTATGCAAAGTTTCACGTTTATAGATTTGGGTTGATGCTTTAATCATTGTATATTGCAACTCTGATAATGGTGGTAAACCAAGGTATTCTTTTTCAGTTACAAAAGTTTCCAGACTGGCTGGAGTTTCATCAAATTCATCACCACTTAAAGCATCTAAAAAGATATTAAAATCACTCATTAATAATTACAGCCTCTACCTGACCAGTAACCTGAGATAGTCTTTTTGAAACCTCCCACTTACAATGATCACATGATGAAGTCACGTCTCTTAATATTCCTACTAAAATTTCTTGCTTTCTTTCTGACTCTAATATCTCATCTGCCATATCATTGTTTTCCAAGACTCCCGCCTTGTTCAACATATCAATACGCTTAGCCTCAATATCAGCAATCAACTTTAGTGCTTGAGTTTTAACTGGCAGTGCATCTTGCATATCAGCCTGCTCTAACGTACGCCAAGCTTCTTTTATAAGCATACTGTAATGCTCATCAGCACCAGCAAGGGCTTCCTTGGCACGAGCCTTAATAGCACTGTTATCTTGGACCAATTCCTTCCAAGTCTGTATATGATTATCAACCTGAACACGGGTTAAGTCAAGAGCACGAGCAATAGATGCTGGAGTGCTTCCCTTTAGAAGCTCTTCAACAACTTTATTCATTTGATCAAACTTACCTGCTACTTCAATTTGATTATCCATTATCTGTTTTATAAAATCCTGATCCCTTAAATTGTATACCTGCTGGGGTATAGACTCTTGCCATTTTATATCCACATTTTGGACATGGCGGTAGAACTTCTTCGTCTTTAAAACCTCGTGTTACTTCAGTCTTTTCTTCACAAGTTACACAGTTATATTCATATGTTGGCATACTTAATTATACCTTCCAACTGTCACTTTTGTCAACCGAAATTTTAAGTAAAATTAAATAACCAATCAAATCATCAATATCATTGTCTCCAGCAAAACCTTGGTTGTTCTTTACACGGTTTAATTTGTCATCAATTCTAACCTTTAATTGCTCTACACTGTCAGATTGTGCAAATATACGACTTGGAGATAGGGCGGAATCTCCATAAGATATATTCTTTTCAATTAAAAGTTGTGCAATTTCATGGCATGCATTCCAAATTTTATAGCCAGAGGGAGCACTATTTGCATGCATATATAGGTCATCACAACTGAATTGTTTTACATCTCCATAAACAGGTTTCAACATTACTTAGTCCACTTTCTAGGTTTTTTAATTAGTTCGAATCTTTCCAACGCTCGCTGGATTGTCATATGGGAGCACTTTGCTTCCATAGCCATTTGAAGAACAGTCTTCTTCTCAACTGAATATCTCTTGATTACCCAGTCTTTGTTTTCCCAAAGTTTTGTACTCTTAGCCATTATACCTCCTCACACAACTTCATTTACTGCATACCATGCAATTCCCGCAGCATCTGCCACGTTATCGGACTCAGTTTTGATGCCCAAATTTCTAGCAAAGTCAATTGTCCTTTGCTTTCTACGCTCTCTGATTTTCCCCTTGATCCAGTTATCTGATTTTCCTGGAAACTCAGCCTTGATTGCATCTTTTTCCGCCTTGGTGTAATTTTTATTACCTATGTAAGACTGCCATGTTATTGGATGTACTTCAACAACTTCAACATTTTCACTAAGTAACTCTCCCATTATAGCACCGAAAACGTAAGCCATCTTCATTCCAGTATGAACAGATCTAACTGAAATTGCTGCTTCTATAACAACAAAATCAAAATCTAATGTATGCTTAAATGATTTGATTTTATTTTTAGCGTCCAATATTCTTTCATAAACATCGGCACCTTCAAAAGTAACTTCTCCCCATTTTACAGCACGATCATTGTCCATCAGACAGAAAGCAAAGCTATTTGTGCTTGCATCTATTCCGAGAACTTTCTCTGCTTTAGGCTTTGCTAGTTTTGCCAGTGACACTTCTTACCATCTCTATGATTTCATTTCTGTCTGAAGTTCTTTTTGCGTTCTCACACTTACTGCAGATTTTACCTTCGTTATATCTACTTAACAATACATCGCAACCATTAGTTTTGCACACCCGCTTTTTACCCGCAAGCCTATCTTTTTTCTCGTAATAGGCATCTCTGAGCTTTTCGTTAGTTGCT